TTCAACTTCTGCTTGCCAACTTGTTTTCATAGGTGGCGATTGGAATGAAGCAAAACTAGGTTTCTCTGGTTTCTTTGCAGTTGGATCAATGCCTACGCGCCGATTGATATTCAATTCGTACATCCCAATCTTTGCGTTGAGCAATGCTCTCTCCGAGCGCAAATCAGCAATCACTTGATCTTTGTCCTGACGAAGTTGCTGAAGATCAGACCTAAGTAACATCAAATCTTGTTCTAGTCTTTGTACTAGCTCTGAATAGAAAAGATCATCCCAGAACTCTCTAATTTTTGCAGCGATGCTCACGGAGCCTCCTACAGCGCATAATCTCTTTCTTCAGTTGGTGGTTAGCGCATAATGTTTGGTGACCTTCTGGAAAACCTCTCCGTTTTAGGTCTACATAAACACTTGCTCCTCCCGCTTTTCTTCCTAGAGATTCTCTATGCTTTCCTCCATCATTCTTTACATGATCTAAGGTTAGCATATCTAAGTCTTGCACTTTACATCCACGTACAACACACTTCAATCTTCCATTTCCATAATGCGTTAGTACTTCTGTTTTCAAACTTTGCAAATACTTGTAGTTTATTAGGCTCTTATTTGCTTTGTGTTTTGGATACCACACTTCTCTGTAGTAGTCTCTAAAACACTTTCTACATGTTCGCTTGCCGTTTTTGGAGACTCTTGTATTCTTCTCCGTAAACCTATGCCCACGTTTACAATGGGTTTTTCTCATTTATCCTCCACATAAGGATCGAGCCGGGAGTGTATGTGGCACTCTCCGGCTCTAACGCTGGGTAATTAGTCCAACGGTTTTATTGCTGAGTCTCCATTTTACTTTGCCACACAGGTTGTTCTGCCTGCCTGAATGACGCAGTTTGTTCACTTCGTTCTGCATCTAGTTTCATCTTCAGGAAGTGCGCGGCTAATGGGTCTGATTTTTTCAGTTTGTCAATGCGCTCTTTCTCGACTAAGGCTTCGGGTTTCTTCTTACCTGACAGGTGACCGTACAGTCCATATCGGAACCCATCATAGCAGTCATCGCCTTTGGCTTCAACCTTGAGGACATCATCCAAACACTTTGGATCACGCATCAACGATGGGATTGCAAGGATTATTTCCTTACAATTATCAAGAATGCAAAGTTCGCCTTTCTTGATCATCCCATACATCAAAGATGCAGAGCCAATGCGGTCTCGTGTTGCCGATACCACAGGCGGTAAACCCACAAGTTTCAATGCTTTTGAATACTCATCAGCAGGTGTTCTATTATCCATCTGTCTGTTGAACTTCTCGTGTGAGAAGTAAATTGACTTGAGGGTAATCGGTTTTCCGTTTGGTAAGTGCGCTCTGGCAGCAATAATGGATGCTAACTCGTCCATTGTTTTGCCACCAGTAACTACGATCTCTCCAAAGCATACGGTCTTGAGTCTGTAGTTGTCTCCAACTGAATCTTTGACCATTGCCTTAGTAAAGAGGTATGTTGCGTTGGCGTGTCCCATGCCCCAGTCTTGTCCAGCCCAGCACGGTTGCCAGTCTTGCCAGATGATTGCTTCAGGGTCTTCTCTAAGGTTCACCACATGATATGTGGGATCAAAGCAGTCGAAATACTGACCTTCCTGCACTCCATCAAATCCGTACAGAACTTTGTCGCGCTTTGCCTTCGGCATGGACATCAAACGTTCGATGATGCCGGGGTCTCGGGCGAGCAGTTCTGGGTTGTCCATTACTGTCGAGCGTTGATAGGCGTATTTTTCAGGGTCATAAATCTTGACCCACTGTCCACCTTCTTCAATCCACCACTTGCCTGTTGTCTCATCCTTGCGAGCACCGTCACCGGGGTTCCAAGGTTCTTTCTGGACGAACAGCGTACGGTAGTATTCGTAGTGTGGGCCTAAGGGGTTTGTGCATCCCACGATTGCAGGGATTGGTAAATTACCTGCTTCATCTCTAACGCAACCGGGATTGACAATGTTTCTTTGAAAAAGCATCATCCATGCGTCCGGTGAGAACTGGCCGCACTCATCAACTAGGATGCAGGGATATGCTTGACCTAAGTATTGCTCGATGTCTCGCTCTTTGTTGTTTTGACAATGACCGAATACTACCTTCGATCCATTCTTCAATGTGGCAACGTGTTTCGTCTGGTCATATTCATAGAGTTCCTTCGGCATAAAAGTGCGAAAATCTGTAATAGCACCAGATTCCAACTCTTTGAACGTACGTCGCAGTACTAAGAGGTTGCAGTTTTCCCACTGCAAGCAATAATGCATCACGAAGAACATCAACCACCCGCAAGTTTTACCTGATCGGATACCTCCAGTGCTCAGGCATTGTCCTGCGGCGGGTTGCAAGTACACCTTACCGTTCCTCTCAACGTATCTGAGTAGTTCCGTCTGCTTCGGCTGGAATGTGAAGATTTTGTTGAAATTAAGAGTGCCGTCAGCATTGAGGTAAGGGGGTCTCTCTATCGCATCTACGATCTTTTTGCGGGGCACTGAGTTGCCTCTATTTCTTTTCGTCGGTCTTTACTGATAGAACTTCCGCAAATTCAGGTTGTTCTTCTTTGACTTTTTCTTTTTCCTTCACAATCTCCGGGTGCATTATCTCTGGCCCAATAATGATGATTGACTTCACTGGTTGATTTGTGAGTTTGTCGAGTTCTTGTTCTGATGGTGCTTCTTTTCCTAAGGCTCTACGCATAGCAACTTCATAGGCTTTTACTGCGGCCATGTCTGCTTTAGGGTCTCCTGAGCCTTTGCCTTGTGCTATTCGCACAATGTGCCTAAACGCAACTTCGTGTTCAGTCAGTCCTTTGAATTGCGGGTCTGGGTCATTGCTGAAACTGCTTAGAAATTTGCGCTCTTTGCGTGTGAACTCTATAGCAGGCAGGAGTGGTTTTTTCTTTGCTATGAATTTACCGCTGCCTTTTTCCTGTAGTAGTTCCCTACCTCTCTTATCAATAACAATTGCAGTAGAGGTAGACTCAGGCGGTTTTTCTTCCGCCTGAGCCTGAGTCTTGTTCTCTTTGGCTTCCGCCATACTGCTCCTTACTTACAGTTTCTTGTCAAGCAGTTTGAAAGCATTGACCGAGCCGTCGAAAACATATTCGGCCATCGTAATGAGGTTCTTCTTGAAAAGCGCCTCAATATACGCCTGATATCCCTTCGACTTTTCCTCGGCAATCTTGCTGAGCCGTTGGATTTCCATCTGCGCTTTCAGAAACTCAAGTTCTGCTTCGCGGAGGAACAACTTTTCGTCGGAGTTGATATTGACGATAGCTGCTTTCACTTCCTTTGCGTCAGTCTTGGCATCAGCCACAACTGCTTCGGCAACTGTCTCGACTTTCGTCTCAACTGTTTTTGCTTCGGCCACAACCTCTGCCACAACTGCTTCAACTGCCTTTACTTCGTATTCAACACTCATTCTGAGCCTCCATTTACCAAATATTATAGAACGCTCCAGCATTAGCCAAGCGTTTCATTTCTTTCTGAAACTTACTTTCCCTCTCATCGCAGTCTGCGTCTGGTTCTGCGATATGACACATCTCATGCAGTAGGTCTGATGCGATGTGCCGCATATTCGAAGTTTTTGTTCTTCGAATAACTATCTTCGGTGAAGAGTCTGCATAGAAGTAAGTCACCGCACAGGTGCTACGGTGCTTTCCATCTTTTACTCTGTCCAGTTTTGCTGCATAGTACAATTTCACAGCTTCTGGTAATCTGCCACCGAAAAACTCACGGTTGTAATGGTTATACAACCGAGATAAATAAGAAGACGCTCTCATGGTACAACTCCACAAGTCCACCGCTCGCGCTTTCGGACAAGATAGAGTGAGATATGTTGCTACGCCATCTCTGGGCGCATAAACAAGAAAACCTCACCCGGTTAAAGGTGAGGTTTGGTTTGTTTCTAATTTTGTGATGTAGCGATGACAATTGATGCTCCCAGAGTGGAACTCTGGGATTCCTGACTGACCATTGCTGTTACGCATAGGCCACCTCGTGGGCACACCCTGCCCCGAAGTTGAGCGTATTGATAGCGGCGTTTACGTCTCTATCGTGCGAGGCTCCACAGCCCCTACACACCCAACTTCTTACCGACAATCCTGCAAGTCCGCTTGGGCCTGTTGGCTTATGGCAGATGTTGCAAGTCTTGGTGGAATCCTTGGAAGCAGTCTCGATGAACGTCGTACCGCTTGTGGGCGACTTGTACGACAGCATTCCTCGAATCTGTGCGTGGGCTGAACTGCTCACACTCTTCCCAAACTTCTTTGATACTCCCCACGCCTAAAGGCGGGGGATTCTCGAACTACACCGCCATTGTTGCAGCAATGTTAGCGTTCGATGGCTCCATCCGAGCCAAGATAACTTCTGCCGCTGCGGTATCCCTGTGTGTTGTGTAGCCACGCTGGGGAATATGCGAGACTACCCCACACTATTTTGGCCTGATGACGTGGCCAGTGCATC